ATTGGGAATCCTCTAAGACCCCATACGAGGTCAATACCATGGTCACTTTGGCGGGCTGTGTTTTTATCTCCAAGGTGGAAACCTCCAATCCTCCCATCAGAATATTGCGTATCAAAGGTGGCAATTTCTTAAGAAAGAAGGACGGTGGTTATTATCTTGCCGGGAAACCTGCGGACTGGGAGGTTAACGAAGACTGGGATATGCTGCTTGACGGGCGTGAACTGAAAGGTGAGAGTATCACTTTCCTTGGTGAATTTGCCACGGCTCCTGCCAATCCGAAAAACGGTGATTCATACCGTAACACGACTGACCGTGCTACCTACATCTATCAGGACGGAAGATGGCAGCTTATGATATCGGACGGAAAAGACGGTAAGGACTATGAGTATATATACACAAGAGGCAATATCATAGATAATCCTCCTGAAAAGCCTGACAGCCAGCAGAAGGATGATTATATCCCCGAAGGCTGGACGGATGATTTTGTTGGCGTGGACGCAGACCATCAGGTTGAATGGGGCTGCAAGCGTTTCAAGGAAAACGGTGTATGGTCAGAGTTCAGCACTCCTGCCGTGGTGCATCGCTGGAGTAAGGACGGAGAGAATGCCATCATGGCGGACTTCGATAACGAGATGGTCAATGCAGCCCTTACTTCAGACGGGAAGGTCGTATCCTCACAGACTTGGAATACAACTGTCAGTATGTGGTATGGAACGGAGAAGCTCACGCTTGACAGCATCACCTGTACACCTGACACAAATCTTCTGTGTGCGACAGACAAGAATACGGGAGTAGTGACAATATCGGTATCTGCCGGAGCTACTCTTGCTGCGACAAACACGGTGAAGATCACAATCAGGGCTACAAAGAACGGGCAGCAGTATTCCCGTGATCTGACATTCACAGTAGCTGGTGTGCGTGGGGGAGCGAATGGTGCGGATGCCATTCTATACAGCATTGTCGTTTCCGCCACTTCTGTAAGCAAGGACAAGAACGGGAACTACAGCGTGTCTTCCGTATCATGTTACAGGCAGAAGTCAGTGGGAGGCGTAATATCCACCACAACAGACGGTACATTGAAATACAGCATAGACGGTGGAGCAGAAGCTACCATAAACAACAATACAGCCATATCAAGCGGAAACTTTACGAAGACATTGAAGTTTATCTTTTACGTGAATGACCAGATAGTGGATGTTGAAACCGTTCCCATGCTTTCTGACGGTAAGGACGGTGCTGACGGTGAGAGCATCACAGCCGCAGGTCATTGGGAATCCGCCAATACCCCGTATGCCAAGAACAGTACAGTATCGTTTGCCGGAGGATCTTACTTAAGCAAGGTTCAAACATCCAATCCGCCACTTCCGCTTCTTCGCGTGAGAGGTGGACGTTATCTAAGGAAGAAGGATGGCGGTTACATACTTTCCGGGAAGAGATCGGACAAGGCTGTCAACTCCGACTGGCAGGAAATGACTTCCGGTGTCGAACCGTCCGCTTCGTACTGGCTTGACAGCCCGGTAAGCACGATAAACTTCACGTCAACAGGCACACCGTCACCGTCAGCGTTTGTCGTTACCATGAAACAGAATGTAGGCGGCAATGTGAGCGATACGAACAGGTTCTATCTTGTCGCACGGAAATATAACGGAAGCTGGCTGGCTCATGTAGGTGCTACCCTAAGCAATCAGATATCCGTTCCAGCGACAGCCGGATACACCCAGTTTGCCGTCCGGGCTTATCAATCCGCATCGGACGCGAACGCATGGAATAATAATTTTGTCGCTGAAAAAGGGGTGGGTGTAGCTAATGATGGTGCCATAGGAGCAACAGGAGCAACAGGGGCGTTTCCCCGTGACAGAGGTGTATTCGCATCAGGACAGACTTATGTCTGGAATGCGGATTACCGGGATAAGGTCATATATCTGATAGGGGGAGTTTATTATAATTTCCTTGTAAAGAATTACGGTGCTTCCGTTACCGTTGCACCCACATCAGCCAACGGGGATTCGAACTGGGAAGCCATGCAGAAGTTTGTGAATATCGCTACTGACACCCTGTTTGCCGATGGTGCGAATGTAGCCGGCTTCATGTTCAAAAACAATGTGCTTAAATCCCACAACGATGAAGGTGAAACTCTTCTTATCAATGGCGTAACCGGGTATTTCAAATGTAAGAATGCAGAGATTACAGGAACAATCACAGCGGATAAAGGACGTATCGGTCCGTTCTCCATCGCTTCGGGAGTATTGTCCTCAAAGATCCTTTATGAAAATGAAACAAATAAATACGTCGGTTTCAACCTGTCTGCCGGGCAAATTGAATTTTATAATGAAAGGACATTTGCAAACGTAAGAATCGGGGGAAACACGCAGTTTGTCACTATTGAAGGGATTAAGTATGATGCCGGAATTGATATACAGAGTCCGAATGCCATGATCGGGATGCACATCAAGACCCCGAGCATTCCCCTGTTCGTGGAAGGCGGTAACATTTTCCTTCATCCGAACAATGACAGCTATGTTTCTCTTCGTGGCATAGTTGGCAACTGGAGGAATATCTCTGTCAGCACTTCCCTGAATAACAATGATGACAATGTGATGTTTATTAATACGGGTAATATAGAAGTGACACTTCCTCCGGATGTTCCGGGACATACTATATACTTCAAACGTATGAGCGGCGGAGTAAGATTGACAGGAGGACGGATCCTGCCTGCTCCCGGAGGACGGGAGGTGTCTTATATTGATTTGGATTTTGCATCCGGCTTCATTAAGTGTATGGGTAATTATTGGGTTATGTTTTATTGCGGATAATTTAAATATAAAGTATGAGAATAAATTTTGCACAATTCCCTATTTATGATGGGATTAAAAAAGAAAAGCTTATAGCCAGTAACATCACTGAGGCCTTCGGTGACTGGATATATAAGAACGTAGCGGGTTTGAAGGCGCATCTCCTTGCGGAGAAAATCTTCAAGTCGACTGTAGATGGTGTGGAACTTGACGAAGAGGAGGTGGATATCATAAGACGTTCTACCCCTATGTTGTCCGGCTTGCTGGCCGATTCATTGAATGATTATCTGGATAAAAAGAAGGAGGAACAACATGAAGATTGAGAATTTGGAACGTGCCAGCCGGATCAATGACGAACTGGCGAAACTGAAGCTGGCTAAGGAAACATTGAATAACGGAGGCTATGTCCGTATCTACAGCAGCGCCCGGTCAAGTGCCGGATGCGTGGAACTGGATATAGCAAACTTCAATGGCGAGGTGAGCACGTGTATTGATAACCATATCGCTGAACTTGAATCTGAAATAGAAACGCTATGAAAGAATTATGGCAATTAATCAAGATGCTGTTCTCAAGCAAGCCGGGTGATTTTGATACTCCTGAGCTGCTTGCCATGAAGCATTATCCTTTCAAGGGATACCGTTTCATGATGTGGTGCGGACGGATGATATACCGTGCCGAGAACAAGGAGAACATAGATAGGTATATGCAGACCTATGCGGGTAAGGAAAGCCTGACGCACGAAACCATACACCTGCGTCAGGCACAGGTTATCGGCTCATGGGTAAAATACTACTGGCGGTATTTTGTCGAATGGGTTAAGGGAAACCCTATCTGCCATCCTGCGAGTTCAGCGTATTATACCATTCCGTATGAAATGGAGGCGTATGCCAACGAAGGCAATCCGGATTATCCCGTGAACTATAACGGGAACAACCTTTCCCGTTACAAGATAAAAGGTGGTAGGAAGAAGCTGTACAAATCGGTTGGCGGCACTTCTAAAGCGTGGAAAACTTATATAAGAACTTTATAAAAATTGATATTATGAGTGATTTGAATTTAGAAAATATAGTTGGCTTCAAGGCTGTGGATAAAGACGGCAACGAACAAAATGTGACAGTAGATGAAATGGTGGATATGGTTTCCACAAGAATGGTTATGGCTTTGTCTGAAACTTCAACATTTGCCGCCGCTGCGGCAACAGGAAATGACGTGTATGAGAATGAACTTCCGACAGTGACGGATGCCGCAAATGTAAGAGTTTTACAAAGTAGCGGAGATGCGGCAAAAATGACGATGCAGTCGCTTGCATCAAAACTGGGAGAACTGATTGGTACAGCTACGGCTAATAAGAATGGATTAATGAGTAAAATATTTGTAGTAACTGATATAGAAAGAGGAAAAGGTCTGATTATTGACTATAAAGCTGATTCTAATGGTTTATATACTTCTTCTTCGTTGATAGAAATATATGTCTATTCGGGAGCTAATACTGCATTTTATAGAGTGATGTCAATACCTACTGGATCTAAAAACATAGAAATAAAATATATGGGGGCGCATTGGTGCGATTTTAAATATGCAAATAGTAAATTGTATGTGTTACCTAAGTCGGATGATTCTTCCATCTCGTATAAGGTATCATTAGTTAGAAGAACAAGACCGAATTTCTTAACAATAGACTTTTCTGATTTTTCCAATATTACAGGTGAAATAATTACACCTACACCTGATTAATCCACTTCTGGGAGAACTGATTGGGAATGCAACATCAAATAAAAGCGGGTTGATGAGTTCCGGTATGGTACCTTTAGAATTATCTAAAGATAATAATCAATATTGTAAGATTAGTGTATTTATGCCAAATGCCGGATCAATAAATGAGTCTGTAATTAGTGTTACAAATGTTGGTGGAGACTCGTTCTCAGTCGCAGTGTCTATGATTAGATGGAATGCAAATAAAGTCTTTTGTAAATTGATAAACGGAACCAAAATTAGTAACATTAATATGTATTATACAGTTGATACAGAAAGATTTTGCTTTTACATAAAAGCTAATTGGTATGCGAAAATAATAGTGTCACGATTAGGTCTTGTGAACACGAGCAAAATAGAATCAATCAATGCTATTCCTAGTGGGGCGATTGAAGTACCAATATCTTGACGTGACAAAAGATATAGCACTGACCTGGGAGGACTGATTGGGAATACCTATAGTTCTTTCACTTTAGCAAAAGGAGAAGAAACACTAATAGCTAATGGTACTGGTGTTTATTACGTTTCAAATTCCTATCTAGATTCCGTGTCAACTTTAGTCGTAATTGATTACGATAATTCATATGTATTAGGAGGAGTAAATTATAGGATTAAATTTAGAGTACAAGAAAGCCATTTGTACGCAACGGCTTTATCAGGAGAAGAATCTGTCAGAGTAAGGAATATTGCGCACAAGTAAACTATTTTTTACTTCTGGGAGGACTAATGAACGGTTTGAAGCTGTTCCCGTTTATGCCCAAAGGTATATTAAGTACAGACGAAGAGGTAAATAGTGCAACTGCAAGCGGAATGTATCATGTATTCGGACGAAACGGAATTAGTGTTGTTTCAAATTATTCCATAATGATAGTTTTTAACGATGGACAAGGATATGTCATTCAAATGACATTCCGTCTAGGTGAGGATGTTGTTGGTTTCCGCCGTAATTATAATGGGGAATGGGGAGATTTTAGGTCTTTTGTATTGGCTTCTTAGAAACATGGATTACCTTTGCACCGCACATGGCGTTGTGCATATCAGGATCGGGTGGCACCGGCTTGTACCGGACCACCCGTTTTTTAATCATGTCTAAGATACGGTTTGCCAATTACCCCAACTGTTACTAAACCATTTCACTCGATATTTATAAATATCTCCGCTATAATTATATAGATTCTGAATACAACAGATATTAGGTTTGCCGATTACAACTAATACACAATTACGGACATATTCTAATTTTGATTTTTGTGATAGTAAGTATATTCCGCTATAATTCATCTGATCTAATTCGTCTTGAGATTCTATTTCTTTCTGATCTCTGAACCTTAACCACGTATCATTTATCCCCAACAGTTCTCCCAGGTCGGGTTTGTGGCACTATATTATGTTGGAAAACTTGGATTAGCTATTGTATCCCAGTCGCTCCATTTACCGTTGTTTACATTCATTGTACGAACAGCTAAGATGCCATTCCCGGTCACTTGAAAAACACAAGCATTATTATCGTCCATCCTAAAAACTAGAATAAGTCCACCCCCTGAAAGGGTGTCAGTAATAACGCCCGGGGCAGGTCGGTATATACCGGTTGGGGCTTGTAGTATGCTTCCTTTATATTGACTTCGTGTTCTAAACCACGTATTATTTATTCCTATCAGTCCTCCCAGAAGTAGTTATCTGAGATCTTATATGTAATAAAACACAAAAGTTCCATAGTTAATGGCTGTTAGATTCTTTATTAAAATGTTACCGTTGTCAGACTCTTTATAAATAGCTATTTTCTCACTATTAGAAGATTTATTGGTTGTAAAATAATTATCGACATTCTGTGTTATTAGCATTATATTAGATGATCCTGAATTGCAAAAAAACACACATGATGCAGATGTTGCATTAATTTTAAAACGTATTAATCCTGTATTCGCACCAGTATCTATTATCTCATTTGCTCCAAGATTCATTTCCTTATATTTTACCAATCTATTTTCCAGCAGTTCTCCCAGGTCGGTTTTCTTTGATATTTGTTAAGATATTGTTACTTTATTAAAACCATTTGTATCTAAATTTTCGGATTTAGAGATGGATTTAATGACAGTGTTGTTTCCTCTTGCTACCATTGATATAGGACCATCGTATATAAATATGATTTTGATTCTTATCAAACCACCTTCCGTTAAATAGTAAATGGAAAAAGAATTTTTATTGGTTCCGTTTATAACGGAAGCTCTCACTACAGAATCAATGAACAATGAAATGGAATACGATGCCATACCATAAGGTCGGAAATCCAAATTAACGACACCCATACCTCCTGATTCATTAAATGATCCTTCTATTAAAACACATGTCGTAGTAGAAGAAATGTAGGCATTAAACACAATCAATCCGCTGATTAGCCCCTTTGATGTAATACTGGCAAGCGGCAAAAGTCCTCCCAGGACTTTCGCGGCAGCCGAAGAAGATGTCAAAGTTGGGTTCTTGGAACCGTCCAAAGTACGGAGCCAAGAGAAGGTGTCGGACTGGGGCAACTGGTCCTCAAACTCATCTGTTCCGGCTGCCGCAGCGGCAGCAAATGTTGATATTTCTGATGCAGCGGAAACAATCCGTGCGGAAACTAATTCTGTCATCTCATCGACGGTCACCTGTCGTTCGTTGCCGTTTTTATCCACAGCTTTAAAGCCAACTATATTATTCAAGTCCATAATGCAAATTTTAAAATTAAAACAAATACTTCACCCATGCAAAATAATTACTGTTCTCAATATAATTCGGATCATCCTCGTTGGAATATGCCTCCCTCTCAAACGATACCGTCTTATACGCCCTGCCGGCATCCTTCAACCGTACCGCCCTGACCAGCCACTCCACACCATACCAGAGATAGAATGCCAGCCCGGCCAGTACCAGCCACCAGGCGGAAAGGTCAAAACACAACAGCAAGATCCAGATAACTGTACCGATGGCAACTGCCATCTCAACCCATTGACGGGCGTGGGTACACTCATGGTTTCTCACTTTCTGAGTGATTTTCTCTTCCGGTCGCTTGCTTAAAACAAACGGACCGATTGTTATCGTATGGCAAGAACTGAACGCAAGCAGCACCTTTGCCAGAAGGTTGTTACAATATACTTTTTTCATGTTGTTCCTCCTTTTTATCTAAATAATCATTCAAAGAATCAGCCAGCAGACCGGGCAGCATGGAGGTGGAGCGTCTTATGATATCCACCTCTTCTTCGTCAATCTCGACACCTTCAGCAGTAGATTTGAATATCTTCTCAGCAAGGAGATGCGCCTTCAAACCCGCTACGTTCTTGTATATCCAGTCACCGTAGGCCTCAGTGATGTTGTTGGCTATCAGTTTTTCTTTCTTAATCCCGTCGTAAATAGGAAATTGTGCAAAATTTATTCTCATACTTTAATATTTTAAATGTTATAAATCCACCCAGGTACTTCCTCCATTCGTTGACTTGCGAATTCCGTTTCGCCCGACTGAAAAAATATAACTTCCACATCTTACATACAGAGTATCATTCGCTGTTGAAACATCCCCGGTTGATGATACAGTTATACTTCCACTTCTAATTACTGTATCCAAAATACCTTGGTATAAATGTCCGTCTATTGACTGGAACCGTTCGTATTTCATTTCAAATTTGTCGTATTGCAGCAACAAATTATCAACATTTACAGCCGACATATTAGTGCTGCCGATAAAATTATTACCGATATTGAATCCGCCAATTGTCCCCTTTGTCGCTATGATAGTCCCGGTGATATTCGCTTTCTGACAAAGAATCTCTCCGGTCTTTGTGTCCATCCTCAGATTAGGCTGGCCGTTAGTGCTGTCCTGTGACTGCATGATACCGTAAGGTGCCCCGTCCGATGTGTATCCGTTCAACTTGAACATAAATCCGGCTATGTTCGCCTTATCAGCAAGGAATATGTCGGTTACCAGACTTTTGTATTTCTGCATGGCTTCCCAGTTGGAATCTCCGTTAGCGGATGTAGGAGCCGCTGATACAGAACTTCCATAGTTGCGCACAAGAAAATTGTAATAAACTTCACCTATTTTGTGAATGATCTTGTCACGCTGTTTTGCATTCCATACGTATGTCTGTCCGGAAGCCCATACACCTCTGTCATAAGGGAACGCACCCGTAGCTCCTGTTGCTCCTATGGAACCATCATTTGCAACACCCACACCCTTCTCGGCCACATAATTGTCATTCCAAGCAGCAGCATCGGAAGCTGATTTATAAGCCCGGACGGCAAACTGGGTGTATCCGGCTGTCGCAGGTACGGATATCTGGCTGTTCAGTGTCGCACCTACATGAGCCAGCCAGCTTCCGTTGTATTTGCGTGCAGCCAGATAAAGCGTGCTGCACGTGCTTACATTGCCTGCCACATTCTGTTTGCAAGTGACAAGGAATCCAGACGGGGATGGCGTGCCTGTTGAAGTGAAGTTGATCACGCTGACAGGACTGTCCAGCCAGTAGGATGCCGACGGTCCGACGGGAGCAACCATCTCCTGCCAGTCCGCATGTACCGTCCGGTTCGCAGATCTGCCGGCGAGGATGTATCCGCCGTCTCTTTTCCTGCGGAGTCTGCCGTTTCTGAACTTGGCGATTTTAATAGGAGGGTTGGAGGTTTCAACCTTGCTTAAGTAAGATCCTCCGGCAAACGATACTGTACTGTTCTTGGCATACGGAGTATTGGCGGATTCCCAATGACCGGCTGCTGTGATGCTCTCACCATCCTTTCCGTCACTGCCGTCCACAACCATCGGGACAGTCTCGACATCAACCGCCTGACCGTTCACGTAGAACACGAACTTCAAGCTACTGGTAAAATTACCGGAAGCCACCCCGACACCATCACCGATGGGAACCTCGGCCGCACCGTCACGACTGTACTTCAACTCCCCGTCCGTTGTGGCCGTAGTGACCGCACCGACTGTTTTCATACGCCGACAGGATACCGAAGCTACACTGTAACCGCCGTTCTTGTTCTTGCTGACCATCGTGGCCGAAGTGACAAGGCTATAAATTACCGCATCGGAACCGTCCGCCCCGCCACGGACACCGGTTATCTTGAAAGTCAGTTCACGGGTATAGAGCTGCCCGTTCTTCATTGCAGCCAGTGTGATGGTGACCGTATTCTGTTCCGGAACCGACTTTCCGGCAGCGACGGATATCGCCACCGCTCCGGTGGCCTTGCTTGTGCTTGCCGTGAAACCGGCAGGCGTGCTGACTGTTAAAGTCTCAAGGGTGAGTTTCTCGGTACCGTACCACATGAATACATGGGTAGTCCATGACTGTGCGGAAGTAGTAACACCGGTACTGGTAAGAGCGACGCTCACCATCTCATTGTCAAGGTCGGCCATGATATTCGACTCCCCGTCCTTACTCCAACGGTGCACAGGGGCCGGAGTGCTCCATTCACTCCATACTCCATCACGCTTCACACGTTTGCACGCCCATTCCACCTGATGGTCTGCATCCACGCCAAGAAAATCATCTGTCCAGCCTTCCGGTATATAATCATCCTGCTGCTTCGAATCCGGCTTGTCAGGGGTAAGGCCGATGATGTTGGTACGGGTGTAGATCCACTCGTAACCTTTGCCGTCCTTACCGTCAGTCCCGTCTTTGACCATGACCATCCACAAACCATTCCGGTATATGTAAGTACAATGGTCAGCCGTATTTCGGTAGCTGTCACCCTCCTTGGGATTGGACGGATGGGATGCGAACTCACCCAAGAAGGTGATACTCTCACCTTTAAGTTCACGACCGTCCAGCAGCATCTCCCAGTCTTCATGCACGGTCCAGTCGGCTGATTTCCCGGCAAGGATATAACCGCCATCCTTTTTCTTTCGATAATTGCCGTTCCTGAACCTTGCAATTTTAATCGGAGGATTGGATGTTTTCACCTTGGAGATAAAAACACAGCCCGCCAAAGTGACCATGGTATTGACCTCGTATGGGGTCTTAGAGGATTCCCAATGACCGCCACCTATTACAGACAGTCCCGGATCACCCTTGTCACCTTTGGCGGCTGATACAAGCCAGTCCGGATTGTTTTCGGATGGCTCGGAAGTAGTGCCCTTGTCATTGACGCACAACCATGTGGAACCGTTATGGGGCACACGGGAATAATACGCATACTTCCTGCCCGGCTCCCAGCTAGGGAAGTCGATAGGAACGCGGACTGTGCTACCGGTAATTTCATCAATTTGAAAAATCAATCCCGTCATGATGATATCCTGCAATACTGCCGAGAACCTGTCGCAGTTGATCCCGTTGATGGTCATACCCTTCTTCTTGCCGAACCAGCTCTTCATCTGTGCCGGCTCCGGGTCCCAGGTGTTGGCATTGTCAACAAGGGTGATGCAGCAGTTACCGTCACGCACGTCTATGATGATATAAGTCTGACGCTCCTTGTCGGTGAAGTTCCCCGTCTGTCCGAGACGCATCTCGTTATGGGGAACGAACTCATATCCGGGACGCGGAACCATCACGAATGTCTTCTCGTCGTAATCTGCGGAAGTGATACGGTACTGTATTCTCCGGAAACCAATAAAGTCACCGGTAGTGACGCTTTTGTCATGCCAGAAGCCTAGGAGGATATCGTCCGGCTTCTGTCCCAGCGGTACACCATCCTCCAGATCAGGGATGACAGTATAGCTGCCGTCACTATTGGCGACAAAGCTTTTTATCTTCAGCCCTCCGCCGGGACTTATAGTATTATATCCTTCAAAATAGGTCTGACGGTTGAAACGAAGTTCTGGTACACTCAGAGAGCTGCGCAGGACCAAAGCCTCCAGCTCGGCACGGGCGTCCTCACCGATGTAACCTCCAGAAACACCGGTAACGAAATCACCGAACTTGGCGTATTTCTTGATGACGGTTCCGCCCAACAGGGATAATAGGAAACCGGTGCGTTCCTCCGTATCCTTGCGCATGAACATGATCAGCGAGCGCAATGCGGAATACACGTTATGGTCTGTTGCTGGGGTGGAGTCGTGGCTTCCGATCACATACACACCGCTGCCACCACCGCCCGTATAGGTCTGTCCCTTCAGGGTAAGGCTCTCAACCTTTTCCTCCAGCTCCCCGATACGGGAATAGGCGGCGGTTTCCCCGACAGTATAAACAGGTGAGTCAAAGGAATAATCAAGATTGAATTCAAATCCGATAACCCTTGACTGTCTTCCGTTCTCGAAATAAGCCTTGTTGATAAGGTTGACCTTTTGACCGATGCTATAGAAATTATGAACGCCATCCTCACGGTATGCGTCATTTGACATCATCGTGCAGCCATAGGTACTCGGGTCTATCTTGGATTTGGCAGCGTACTTTTCAGTCTTTTCCTTCAACTCCTGCTCGGCGGCACCCACAAGCCCCAGCTCGGTTATTTTCGTACTGTCCCAGCCGGAAAGCACATATTCATCTCCATCCTGGGGAAAGAGCACATCACCGGGAAGCGGTCTGCCATAGTCCTCATTCCTGACTATCTCCCAAAGCTGTGCCTCAGGGTTCCATCCGCCATCCTCCAATTTCTCCGGCTTTCCCTCAGGATTGAACTTCACGGCAAACTCCAAACCGTTGAGAAGCCCGGATGCGAAACGTATCCTCAGCTCCTGACCGGGGAGGATATATTTCTCGGAAAAGTTAACACCCGTGTCCCTAAAGCGGTAGGCATTCCATTTTTCCTCGGTGGTTGTGCCGTCCTCATTCTCCACCTTGTCCGTCACTTCGATAGTGGTGACATCCGACATGATGCCTGTTCTTCGAGGATAGACTTCATCGAAGATAACCACCTGCTCGACGGCTTCCTCGGTAGTCATATCAGGATAAGCGTCAATGTAAGGAGTGCCTTCGGGAAGCATCAGCCTGCGCTGCACCACGCCGTTCACAACCACGGTCTCGTCAACCGGACGGTAGTCAGATGGGATATTCTTTGTTGAACCAAAAGCGTAGATACGGGTGGCATAAGTGGACCGGGATTCTGACTGTGACATTTCCTGCACGTTTTTCCCGATTTCGAAATCCACCGCATCGCCAGACTCACAACGTCCGAAATGGATGATGTTTTCAGTCACCCAACATTCGCAATCCCATTTCTTCGCCATCTCAAAACAAGCGTCAAGGATGTTGATGTTATCGTAACTCATCAACTGGGACTTGTTTTCGACTGTGGAATCAATGGAGAAAACAAAATCCTGTCCTTTGTATGTGTAACCAAGAGCTTTCAAATTTCTAAGGACTATACCGGCTTGTACGTCAAGCGGGGCGGTCAGGTTCCAGGACGCCTCCTGTCCGGTCGTCTCCGGGGTATATTTGAAGATTTTGTTTTTCCATTTCCAGTAGTAGGCGTCAAGTCTTAATTCGTAATCGTAGCCGGCGGTATTGGTGTTGAATGCGGGCTTCTGCAAGTCGCACACCTCGAACAATCCGAAGTTACATTCCACGTATGAGCCAAGTTTGAAATATATGGGATTCTCTAAGGAGAACTTTAACATGATGTAGTCCTCCTTCATCAGAGTGAACTTACGCTTGCAGCCTTCATTGATCAAAGTTGTAAGCTGGATAGCACCGGATATGTCTTTGATGTCGATTTGTTCCATGTCTTCAAAGTTCGGGGATAAAAAAAAGAGTGCCCAATTTTGAGCACTCACATACACGACAATAAAACCAATGTCGTGAATTAGCTTCTGTTTGCCGGATTTGGCTCGTTAAACTTGGCTGAAATTTTTCCGAAAGTTCGGTCTAAACTCTGTGCGTAAGTGACACTCTTGCCAGTATAAATAAGATGGTAAACCTCGCTACTATTAGCAGGAATCTGAATATCAACCACACCTTTATACAGCTCATCAAAGAAAGCTTTCTTCTTTGCTTGATAATCAGACTGAGAATTACTCTCGATAGTGAACGAAAGAGTTATTTCCCTCTCATCGACTTTAGGATTATTGATTATTACCCGTTTCCCATGTTCAAGTCGGCTTTTGTTCTCAATAAAATCCTTCATGGAAGCGGATGCCCCAATAACATCAAGAAACCCCTCTCCCATTCTCACACCCCATGTTGTATAAGCGTTTTCGCCATTAATTAATAATTCATCCATAGACTATAATTTTGCTGTATTCTTTTTAACTTCTGCTATATCTCTTTGCATCTGTTGAATAGGTTTGACGATTGCCCCTGTATTTTCTGAAATCTGTACCAATTCAAGATAAGATTGTGCTATCAAATCTCGCGTATCATCAGCGATATTCCTTGTTTCCGTATTTATGGAAAGTAGAGCATCTGCTTTTACTGTCAGTAGATTAAGTGATTGAGATTGAATAATATTCTGATTCTTTATCTCTTCTCCTGCAATCTGCAATGCTGTAAACCGCCCGTTCAACTCTTCGCCGGTATCTTGAGACATGGTTTGGAAACCTTTGCTGCTTGCAGACTGGGAAGCTGCTTCCTGTGAAATCTTGTCATATCCGGTTGCTGCGGCAAGCTCGTCACGGAGCTTCATGGCTTCGTCCACATAACCCATGTATTCATCCATCAGCTCCTTACGCTCATTATTATCAAGCGTACCATCATCCTTCATGGCTTCACCGAATTTATCATACCATGTCCTCAGTTTGTCACTAAACTGTTCACCGATGGCATTTGACAGCATCGCCTGCATGAAATATTTGGATATGTCATCAGCAAAATCCTCCGCACTCTTCTCCATATCCATCAGACTGCTTATAAAACTGTCATACATGGAATCGAATGACATTCCGATCAGGCCCTCATAAAGACTGTCGGTCAGTTCTTCCAGTTTTCCTGCCTGCTCTATATAATCATCCAGCTTGTCGGTAACACGCTCACCGTAACCTCCCTTACCGGAAGATTCCATGATATCCCATAACCATACGTCCGACCGTAGAGCCTTCATCTGTTCGGGGGTCAGATTCCACAAGGAATCGGTGCCGGAGAAATCCTGCATGCCGGTAGCTTTTCTTGCGTGTTCCAGCATTTCATCCGTCCATTTCAGATAATGCTGCCAGCTGCCGTGGCTCTTATGATATCCGGCTTGCTCCTTTGCTATTTGCAGATAGTTTTTATTGACTTCCTCCTGATACTTTACAGCTTCCCTGTAAGATTCAACCGATTTCATTCCCTTGCTTGCCTTCATCTCGTCAGTCAGATCCTCGATGGCCGTTTGCAAAGTTCCATTCCTGTCCGTCAGCCTGTCTATCGTTTCCTGTACTTCCTTGGCGTTTCCACCTATTCCAAACAAGGAGTTGAAGCCTCCGAATGAGATTGCGTTCAGGATGTTTCCTATGCCGTTCCTCAATGACTTGCCGATTGTGACAAACAAATCCCCTGACAAGACATCACCGATAATTCCACTGACAGCGTTCAGAACAGCATCAAGCAGACCACCGACAAGATCACTTAATCCGTCTTTGAGTACGTCAATGATGGACAGAATCCATCCGACAATGGGGACCTCCTTAAGAGATTCTGACGTTTTTCCTATGACATCCTTGAATCCGTTCACGGTTTTGATAATTCCGCTATATGCGTTATACAATCCACCGGATGAAATCTGCTGCAAGCCTCCCAACAAATTTTCCATGCTTGCTTTCAGTCTGGTGGCGGTATCAGTCACATTACGCTGGGCCTGATTGGCGATATCAGTCTGTGTCTTCACATTGGCGGATGCAATGTCAGCATTCTGCCGTGCTGTTTCAAGAGCGTTTGCTGCGGCTTGTTTCTCACTTTCCGTTCCGCCCTTCTGCGCTTTGGCGTAATCATCCTGTGATTTCTTTAGTCTTTCCAAAGCAGCTGTTTCAATCCCTATGGCACTGATACGATTCTGTTCTGCTATTTGATAGGCTTTTACATCCTCTCCAAGTTTCTTGAAGTTGACTCCACTTGTACCACCCAAAGACTTTTCCATCTGGCTGATGGCGTCAATCAATGATTTCTGGCTTGCCTGATCGGAGTTCTTGAACTTGTCAGTCCGTACATATTTTTTCGCTTCGTCCAAGGCGGGCTTTATCATGTCGGAAAACATGGAACCAAACTCACCGAACACAGTAACCCAATCTATATTGGCTTTTATGGCTTCTGTTTCCTTGTTCTGTATGGCAACATCACGTTGTTTCTCCAGTAACTTTACTTGTGCACTATTAACACCGTTTTCTTCCTGTGCTTTCCTTATTTTTTCCGCATACTCTTGGGCGATAGCCAATTTCTGCTGCTGGAACGTGCCATATTCTTTCAAGTAGTCGTTCAAAGCCTGTTGTTCGGCTTTCAGCTGTCCTTCAGTTACATCGGAAATATCTTTATCTCTCATACTTTCGGCATTGGTATAAGCTTCTGAAATTTTCTGTGCCTGCTTGTCGGTCAGCTTACCGTTACCGGCTTTGCTCCATTCTTCCTCCTGTTTTCTTATCGCATCAATCTGTTTCTGATAATCAAGGTCAATCTGTTTCAACTTCTTTTCCGTGCCTTCTCCCATCAGGTTGATTTCATCCTGTTGGTTCTGACGGTGAAGTGAAAGAAGTTGCCCGTCTAGCTTTTCCTGATTTTCTTTTTGCTTTTTTGCTAGATTTTCCTGTCTGGTCAGTGCGCTTCCGGTTACTCCGCCCAGCTCCTTGTATGTCTTTTCGGATGCCTCCATCTTATCTTTGGCTTCTTTCACCTGTTTCGATGTAGCCGTCTGATCTTTGATTAAGGCCTCATACCCTTTTTTCGCTTTCTCCCATTCGACTTTAGCATTTGCCAAATCCTCTTGATATGTAGTTTCTTGTGTTTCCTGTCTGTTCTCAACTTCCAATTGGGTATTGATTTCTGACAAGACATCTTTTCTTGCGTTTACCAATTCATTCTTCAGGTCTTCGATACGCTGTGCCTGAACCTTCATTTCGGAACGGTTGTTCTCTTTCCTTGCCAGATTATAAGCCCATTCTGCACTTTTTATTTGTTGTTCCAAAGATTCGACTATAGCCTGTTTTGACTGTGTTCTGGATTTTGAAACCTCTTCATTATATGCCTTCCAAAACCCAGTCAAGTCATGTATATGACCTTTCTCATCGACATACTTCTTAAAAAGTACAGGATATAGTTTCTCAATGTCTTTTAAGGCTTTAAGTTTAGTGGTCTCGGCTTCCACCTCGCTATTAATGGTGCTAACAAGACCTTCCAAAGTACGTTTCCGATCTTCTTCGTCCGTGTCGAGTTTTTCTATTTTCTTGTTGTACGAGTCCAAAGCACGTTCAGCAGATGTTGTGCTGTCGGATAATGCCCACATGGCAGCTCCAAGCCCTACAACTGCCGTTGCCAATAACACATACGGATTAGTAAGCATGACAGCGTTCAACGCTTTTTGTGCTGTTGTCTGCAAAACCAGCCATCCGTAGTGGGCACGTTCCGCTACAGTCAGGGCAGCTATGCCGGAGGTTTGAAGCGACTGAATGGCTGTTACGACCATGACTGCAACCCTGTATGAACCATATGTAGCAACAAGTCCGGTCAATAACCGACCTACCTTCTCATAGTTCTCCACCAGGTAAGACATGCCGGACAAGGTCTTGTTGATGACACCCTCGTTTTGCTTTCCGATTTTATTGAACATGGTGTCAATTGCATCTTCGATATTGCTTATTTGTCCGGTAATGGTTTTGGATTGTGCTTCCATCAGACCGCCGAATTTGCCGCCTTCATTGGTCATGGATTCAATGGCCTTCTGCACTTCGGGGAATCCTACTTTTCCTGCTGTCACAAGTTCGCCTACCTTGTCTTTGGTTACTCCGAATTGTTTGGCAAGTTCATCGGCCAATGGAATTCCACGTCCCATAAACTGACGTAGGTCCTGTGTGAAGAGCCTTCCTTGTGTCATGGTGGTACCATACAGCCAGACCAGATCGTTCAAAGGGATGGATAGTCCTGCCGCGATATCCCCAAGCTGGACAAGCGTATCATTCACATCTTTAGCCTCCGTACCATAGGCTAACAGTTGTTTCGCACCATTGGCTACATCCTGAAGGTTAAATGGAGTGATGGCGGCGGTACGTACCAGTTGGGACATTAGTGTGTCCGCCTGTCCCTTGTTTCCAAGCATTGTCTGGAATGCCACTTCAAGCTGCTGGAACTCGCCACGTACACGAGCTATGTCACTGATGAGCTGCTGCGCTCCAAGACTGATTCCGAAAGTGGCTGCGGCCGTGGTCAGTCTTCCGAATATCTTCTCAATACTCAGCCCACTTTCTTCAATTTGTCTTGATGTGTTGCGTACTCCGTTGCGTGCTTCTTCTAGCTTGCGTAAAAAGTTGGAGTTATCCCCAGTTATATCAAAATGCAATCCAGCCATAGTCTTTTCGATTTGATGGGTATCATGTGCATTGACATGACATTTGTTCTATTTTTCTTGTTATAAAATTATAGACCCCGTAATTTTTTTGACCGATTATGAAAATATTGTTCTGTTTTTCCGATTCATTCCTCAAGCAGGGCTTTGATACGTTCCCTGTTCTTTGGATTCCCGGCATCGATTATTTCTTCTGAACCAGATATTCCGAGTTGTTTCATTTCGTCAGAGGAAAGATATACAGTCGTGATGGCATCAGCCATTAACATCCTTAGATTGATATAGCTGATGCCCCATACTACATAATCAAAAGTCCATCCGTATCTTTGGCAGGCAAAGTCTATCATTGTTCCGTAGGTACTGTTGCCTCCGAATGAGATACTGCCATTGTTCTTTTTTACTTTGGCTATCCGTTTTCTTTCCGTATTTTCTTTGTCTATTCCGAAATGCCGCAGGAAGGTATCCATATTATCACTTGTAAGAATGAGAACCAGTATGGTAGCAAGTTCCTCCTCAGAGAGTGTTCGGGAAAACAATTTTGTACGCTTATCCACCTTGCTATTGTCGAACAAATCGTTCTTCCGGTTGAACGTGGAGTAGGAGAGTATGCGGCAGACAATATCACGTTTCGTTTTGCAGATCCTTATGGCTTCCATATAAGGATTGGTGGAAACAACCTGTTTGTTTATTTCGAGGGAATCAAATAATCTGGCCAAAAGATACATTTTGCCGAGTGTGACGGGATGGATAAAGAAAGACCGCTTGCCAACGGTAAAGCCGGTAGGTCTTTCCATGATGGCGTCGGCCACATCCATCTCAATATTTCGCTCTTTGTCATTCATAAATCATAAATTTGATGCAGGTTTATCCTCCAACCTGTAAAGGACGTCTTTCCGTTTGCCTGTTCTCTGAATGGAAAATTATCATCCGGCAGAAGTGTACACCGCGTTTACTTCAACTGTTTCCCCATCTTTAACAGTAGCGGATGTCTGTGTAGGCAGTGTTTTTCCTTCGATATCTTTATATATGATTGTCACAAGACCGGCTTTTGTGGTAATTGAAGTACCGCTATGATGCCAGTCCGTTTCTGTAGATAATTTCCACATGCCGGCTCCGCCATCATCTGTGATGATCACTCGAAGGCTGCCGGCACCATTAAAATTTACGACTTCGAATTTTACCTGATTGCCGGTCTTAGGTTTCAATACGTCAGCGGTATATTTCCACTTGGTGCCATTATCTGTGTCGTATGTATCCTCCAAGGACAACACGCTTCTGTCGATTATGATACCTTCAACAGTTTTGTCTTCAGGCTGGAGCTTGACAGCGTATTCACCTGTAATCACACCATCTGTATCTTCCACCGGTTTTCTACGGCCTTTGCCAGCCCGGATTTCAAACTCAAACGTATAGGTGTTTGCCGCATACTTGACAGCCTCGTTTTCTCCACCTTCAATCTTGGCCTCTTTCTTCGCACCTTTTGTAGGTGTCAATTTTGTAGAGTTCTCGACAGGTGTCGGTATATCAATCCAAGATGAAGGAGCTTCTCCGCTGCTTTGCAGCTTTCCAATTTTGATAGTACATTTTCCCCAAGATAATTCCATGATCTTATTCGTTATTGAATGAATATAATAGTTTATTGTTAATGAAGTGCTCGTTCTTTCCGTTCACTTCAAGCACCCTTTGTTTATTCAGCGTGAAGCGGTAGCTTTCTCCATGCCCTGTTTCCAATACTTGGATAGCGACTTTGCAAAGTTCTCTACAGCGTGCATCATTCATTTCCGCCTCGCCATTACGGATATTGTCCTTTACATAAATGTTCACATTCACGAAAGCTTCCTGTATCTGTCCGCTTCCATTTTCAAGGATTGATATGACTATATCCTCCCTGTCAGAGTTGGATGGTCTTTTTGATGCCTTGCAAAGTTTTCCGTTCACGACTTTTTCCAAAAGGGAACCTTTGATGTGTTTGTAAATATCATCTTTGATTTCAATATCAGACTTCATCATGATGCAAGTTGCTTTTTCAGTTTACTCATCATTCCCGGTAGTTCCTTTCTTGCAAACAGTTCGGCGGATGCAAGTACATTCTTATTTTCCATTGCTTCCACAAATTCAGCATAGTTCATTCCGGCTACTACAACAAGTGCGTAGCCATTCGCGAATTTTTTAGACAATTCCTCAATAAGTGCCTTGCCTTTCCTGACTCCCTCATTACCTTGTCGTACTTGTGTGAAATCTGAGTATTCAAGTATTTTTCCGTTGTGGATAATGGCATAGCCAATCGAACTGCGTAAGTTTCCTGACCGGTCATACCAGCTTATCTCCTGCGGTCTGTTCCTTGCTTCGATCACACACAATTCTCCAAGGTAGGAGAGGGCGCGGACAGTTAACATTTCAACACGTTCTTTTTCCTTATTGATAAGGGTGTCTATCCGACTTGCAGGTGTCGTCATTTTTATACCCATAGTTTCGCATATAGTTGATAACGATGAAACCCTTTGACCTCACATTCTCTAACGATATCTCCTGACAGGAATAACTTCACATGATCTCCAACAGTAAATTCCCGGCATTCAGCATCAAGACGTATCGTGGCTGAATAGGTACGGACTGCTCCGTCCTCAAATTGCTTTTGTTCAGCTTTTCCGGCCGGAACATTCCGGCATGGGATATCACCTTCCCATCGGCTTTCACCCTGGTGGTAATCGCCGTTCTTGTCTTCGTAACCGGGAGTGGTAATAAGATATTGCAGCTTATGTGGTCTATCATCAAGTATCATGATTATTTTCCTATATAGACTATCGGTTCACCAATGTTTTTTTCTGTTTCGCCTATTGAATTATAGATGCCGTTGGCTAACGTCAGTATATTATCCTTGTCAGATAGACTTAAGGAAACATCTCCTTCTGTAAAGTTGGGCATCTGAATCAGGCTCATGAGACAGTCGGCCACAGCACCTTTGAACGGTTTGCTTTTAAGAATGTCGATGGTGCATATTTCATTTCCGTCCAGACTTCTTTCAAGCAAACGGTTTTCAAAGAAGCCACTACTTAATTTGTAGTGGACTTCATCTTTCAATGCTTGCAGGACAGTTTTCATACATTATTCAGACTTGTGTGATTCCACTGTGGCTTTTAAAGTGGCTTCATCTTCATCGTTCAGTTCGTTGACACGGGCGATGATCTTTTCATCGGCAGATTTCGCAGTCAGCTTGCCACCGGTTATCTTGTTAAGCTCCTGAACGAACTCCGTTTTTTTGTAGGTATGTCCCCAGATGGTGACTTTCACATCTGTTGAATCTTGGGCCTCCTTTTCTGCGTCAACAGTTTGTGCATCGGTGATATCCTGATAATAAATCTGGTCTACTCCTTCAATCACGGTAAGCGCAAGCATCTGTCCTGCGGTAGTTTCCACCAAAGGGTTAGCGGTTCTGAAACGGCTGATAAGTTTCATCTCATCAACTGTGGTATAAACCACTCCTTCCACCGGGCTTGTCTTTTCTGCTAATGTCCCCCAGACCAAACTGCCGACATTTTCGGTAGTCAGATAAACCAAGCGGTTTGCGTTCCACGGTTTGTAAGCCTTGCGTACACCGTTTTTCTCATAAATGATCGAACGGTCAATCTTCAGGAATCTGACACCGTTATATTGGTCGGCGAAAGCCTCGTCAAACAATGATGAGGTAGGAGTGGGCAGCGAGGTATCACTGTCGAAAATCTGCCCTCTGTATGTGGCGGCGAGTTCTTTGGCTCCTTGTGTCTGGCGCAGTTTTTTGTAGGTTGACAGGGCGATACAGATGACTGATATGGAATTGCCGTCTCCGTCAGCTGCGGCGAGCACACGTTCTATGTCATCCAAGGTTATCTCGCCGGGAGTGGTCACACCAAATCCGTTTTTCGGCAGGTAACCGAAATTGACACGCAGTGCTGTTCCGACATTGGTCAGATCCTCAACCGCTACAACCCCCTCGCATAAGGCTGTCAGAAAATTCGCCTCATTGGATTCGTCCAGCCCGATGGAGCAGAACAAAGGGTCTTCCGTCAGTTTGGATGCTATTTGTGTCCATTTTGCACCCTGGGCCTTCATGATGTTGATGGTATTGATGTCGGATTCTTCCATTACACGGGAGATACCCTGTTTGGGCAGTGTGCCGCTGGCATGGGCCAGTGAATCACGCTTCTTGATGGGAAGCGGAGAGTTCATGGAAACGGTGTCCGCTCTTACGTATGTGGTATCGATAGATGCGCTGGTCCATTTCTGGTCAGCGGAATATACTTTACGTAACATGGTCTTATGCAAGTAAGTGCGTTTTTTTGCACCATTGCGCTCGCCTCTCTCTTTTTCCACGATATTCTGTAACTTCGGGAAAATACGCTTGGATAAATCTGCAAATTGTGATGCAATCATTTTATTTTTCCTCCTTTATTTTTAATCGTGCATGAAATATAATGAAGGCAGTGCGGTCTTCAAGGCAGCTTTGATACTGTCAATAGGGTAGGGCAGGGCCTTGTCGTTGATCTCTCCGTCATATTGGATGGCTCCTCTTGCATCACTTGCAGGTGTCGTGCGCACCCATATTCCAGCATATTCGTAATTCTCAGGAAGTGAGGAATACGCATTATCTGACACGGGCATGGGCTTGTAGTCATATTCATCATTTGTACTGTGGATGATAATATGTCCGGCTTTTACATATTTTTCATTGAAGCCTTCCATGTTCAGAGAGCGGCCACCGATAATTCTTCCACCTTTGCGACGGATAACCACTGAATCCATTCCGGTCTCAAACGATTCAAGCTCGTTTGACAAATTTACTGTTCCTGGCATTGTCCTTTACTTTTTTTGATGCGGTTAGAAGTTATTGACAATACTGTCAATTTCTGCATCCGTTAATAATTCAATTTCTTTATCAGGCTTTCCTGTTCCTGCCGCAGGCGGCGTTCCCAATGTGGAGAGGCCGGCATCGGCACGTTCCTGGTTGTAAGCCTTTAAATCCTCTTCGACTTCAGATAGAAACTGTTCGAACTCCTCGTCATTCTCAAAGTTCATTTTAGAGAAGCTTTTTAATGTGCGGTTGCCGAATGTGCCTGTATCTTTCAAGAGACTTTCAAGTTTGCTTTTGCGCAAGGAGCTGGTCTTCTCTCCCTCCAATGCAGCAAATCGGGCATCCTGTTGTTCTCTGTAAGCTTTGAACCATGCAGGCTCTTCGTCCTTGTTTTCCTCTTTGTCTTGGGGTTTCTTCTTTGAAGCTGGTTTCGGAGTATCATCCGGAAAGTTGTCATTCGGTTCATCGTCCGGTTCCGCTTCGGGGTGGTTTTTCTTCCATTCGTCAAGCAGACGGTTGGCTTGCGACTGGCCGAAAGTGAGGTAGGGGAGAACCGCTTCGATCTTTTCGTCAATCTCTGCGTTTACATCCTCTTCGGAGGCATCTTCTTGGGATTCAAGGTTATCGGCAATCTTGGCGGCGATACCCTTTAATTCCTTTGAGTTGAACCCTAACGCCTTCGCTTTAAGTTTCAACTTTACAAAAACTTGTTGTCTTCTGTCCATTGTAGAATGAATTTTAAGTTATTAGATAAAATAGTCTGCACGGTAAATGTATGCCAGCAGACTATTTCCGTAGAACTTAAAAACACTCTTAGAGCAATGAGCTTTCATGTCCTGTTGTGCTATAATGAAACGGGTCACAACGTGGCGTACATCTCCATACGCTATTCATATGCAAATATACTAATTTATTTGAATATCAAATAAATTAATCGCTTTTTTATGATAATTAGTGTATCTTTTTAGTATGTTCGCTGGTTATATGGCAGGAAATGCCAAGCTATCACCAAGGTTTTTTGGACACCACTGAGTCTTTAACTTAGCGGCAGTTAATTAAATTGTTTGTTATGGATTTTATGGGATAAAATGATGATATATGATTAATATACAATATTCGTAAAAAACTTCGAGATTTGCAAACAAATAGCAGGTGATTTGGCTGATGAGATTGGGAAAATAGTCCGTCAAGATGTTGTGCCAAAGTTTTCTAATTCGGAAACTGCTGCATCGAATATTATTTTTGAAGTGGACATGATTGGTTTTAAATCTTCCTTGAACAGGCGGAAAAAGACCGTGAATATTGGAAGAAATCAGGTAATAAGGCTATCATGAAAAAGATAACCGATTTGCTGAAAGATATCGCGGAGTACCCATATACAGGAATCGGCAAGCCGGAGCCATTAAAATATGAATTAGCCGGATATTGGTCGCGGCGGATTAATTCTGAACATCGTATCATCTATTCGGTGCATGATGATATAGTAACAAATATACTGAATTTCTATGAGATATCGTTATAACAAGTGAAAAAACGTAATACGAAGCGAAGTAAAAAAAACGCCTCCAATATTAATATTAATTAGAAGCGTTGATTTAAATGTTAAGCCTTAAAAGCTACATCGTGTCCAAGTCCTTTAGGGATATTCAATAAATGATCCTAACCCAAAATCCTGAATAAGCGTTTTGCTTCATCATAAGTAAAATGATTGAAAGATTAGAACAAAATTTTTGATTAAGAGTTTAACTTCGTGATGGTTCTTTCGCATCCAAAATAATCCAGTACATAAAGAGGAAATGCGCTTAATACTGCAACTTCGGGGCATTTATGACAAATGTGTTTTTCTAATTGTTTTGAAAAGATAGCTTCCTGCGATATCAAAGAAGTAGGCATAGTAAAAGCATCATTGACAAGAGCATTAGCTTTGCATAAATGGGCAGTAATCAGTTCTTGCCAAACTGTTTTTGTATATGAATTTACATTTGATAATTGTGGTCTGCTATCTGATGCAGCGACACTTTTGTAATGAGGTTCTTTCAAGCATTCTTCCTTGTTATGACATTCTTCTTTATATGGACAATTCTTACGTTTGCATTTTACTGTCAAAGACTTAAAGCTTTCTAAATCCTTGAAATGTCGTATGGCTTCCACCATTGGATAACTGATGTAAAGCATTCCTTCTTCAGTTTCGTCATTGAAGAGAGAAAGCATTTCTTTTATTTTATTGTCATCTGCCAACGTAGAATGAGCATCATAGTCAAAAAACAAATATATATAGGCAAAACTGTCTCGAGTGTAATTTTCTAGAATTTTAGCGTTCTCTGCTGTACGTTCTTTTAATAAGGAAACTATATCTATTGAAAACTCTTTTTCTTCTTTTATGGCACGATATAATTGGTATATCTCGGCATCAAATACACATTTTATGGAATTCGTTTTGCCCAAGAAATTATGCTCTAATTTCTCTATGAGTTTACTTTCTGTTTTAACTCCCTCAAAGATAAAAAGCGTTTTTTCCTTATTCATCATAAAAAGCTCCTGCGCGATAAATTTTTTCGATGTTATGACCAAAACGCAATTCTTTGTCCGTACAATCAGCCAAACACTTAATTTTGTTATTGTTTAGTATAAAATTGCAGTCTGGACGTAATAAGTCATTCGTCATCAAATATGTGTTATGTGACGATGTGAAAATCTGACAATCCAATGCAAACAACCGCCTGCACACCTCAAAAGCTAAGCGAAAATGATAGAAAGCATCAAACTCATCTATAAAGACAAACGAGGCTTCATCCATACGTTTCAGCCAAAAATACAATAATTGTAACGACTGTGTACCTGTTGATGCTACTAGTCTAAATGGAACTTCATTTTTATCTATTTGGCAAAGAATCTGCTTATCCGTAATATTATGTGCAATAAACTGGAAAGTCTGACCGCTTACTTTATGTAAAAAATCGGAGAAATCATCAAGTAGATTGTTTGTGATGATAAACTCATCCAACATTATTATATTTGTTTCAAGTCCAATAAATTCACGGACATCAAGATTCCTGAACCAAAGCATGGAGTTGACAAACCTGTTGAGTTTGATCAGATAATGTTCTGAATTGAGTGGATAAGATGTAAGCAGGAAGTTGATTACAGACACATTGTTGGCATTGCTCTGAAAGTTCTTTTCTATACTTTCGTCCATAGGGAACTGTTGCTTGTCAATACGAAATAAATTATTCTTCCGTTCAAAAATGTTCATCCTATTTACAAAAAAGCTTTCCTCTACCAGTACTCCGGCAGCATTCTTGGCATATATGTAATCTATTGTGTCATTGTCAAATTTGAATGTGTATTCAAATTTGACGACTCCATCATTGTTACCTGCATAAATGAAATTCACATAGTAATCTATTTTCTTCCATTTCGGAGATAAATGATTCTCTATATCGAATATAGCCAAACTAAAATTCGTCTTGCCTGATCCATTTGGACCATATATGATACCATTCTTTATGACACCATCTTTAATCACAGATCTGTTAAACTCATAATTGGCAGGATTGGATAAATCCCACTCAATACGATTGGCAAATCCTCTATAATTTGTTACTGCAAATTTTGTTAGCATATTGATTTTAACTTGATTCAATAGCAAAGATACGTATTATTTTGATAGTTCCGTAATTTTTTTACGATAAAATCAAAGGCTAATCATTGTTTTTTCTGAACGGGTTGAAATCCGGGTCTTCATCTTCATCAACCACTCCGGTCAAATAGAGATTGGTGTTAGCTTCATCCTGCCAACGCTCAAAGACCACGCGGTCGGCTTCATCCTGACGCTCACGTTCTTCGGGTGTCATAGTGTCACGTTGGGAAGCGATACGCTTGTCTACTTCCTTTTCTCTTACCCTTTCTTCATCTATTTCTTTGATAACTTCATCTATGGAAGAGTAGCAAGCTTTTGCATAGCTGCATTCTGCACCATCATACTTAAAAGTAACGACTTTATCAGTTTCACTTATTATTTCGTATTTCTTCTGCTTTTTCATTGCTCTATCAAAATAATTCTGTAAATACCATCTTCCTCTATTCTGCGTTTTTTAACCAAGAATTTCGTCCGCCTATCGAACATAATTTCATGTTGGTTTTCTAATGTAAAGATACCATTAAATTCCGATATTTTACTAATATTTCGCCCATTTTTACTCTGAATTTCAAAGATAACCCTTTTATGGCTTTTAGGTACTCCGGCATGGGAAACAAACTTTCTTGGAGTATCTTCATACAGGCTGGAAGACACAAAACCTTTATCCGAAACAACCTCTCCGATATGGTTAAGAAAACGTTCTTGTAGTTTCTTCATACTCATGGTTTCACCACGATATACAATTCCTTCATGCTTGGGGAGTTTGGCAAGAGCCTGACTTATCAATGTACTTGCCACATCCACATACTCATCGTCAGTACCATTGCGAAGCCTGCGGTTAATTTCACGGCTGGTGGCTCCTTTGTTGGTTTCTCCTACAGCCTGTGTGTAGGCATTTACAGCAGCCTGCTGTACTTCCGGGATATTGGGATAAGTCTGGTTGTAATATTCCACACGGCTCATGGCAAGATTAGTCCTACGTTTCCGCACAAATGCTTTCTCTGTCTTGTTATAGACATTTACCTTGAAATCTTCACGGATATACTTCCCATTATCCCGAATGAAATAAGGGGAGTTATCCCAGCTTTTAGCTCGATGAATATTATCGTTTATCCAGACCTTGAAACTATTCGGCACATCTTTCACTTCGTTCACACTTTCAGTACTTGCTTCACTACGTCCGTCCCATTCCCAAAATTCTTCTTCTGTTTTGAGGATAGGAATTTTATAGCATCTGCAATTAGACCCCCAAAAGCATTTCCCATTGCGACGGATATACATGATATGGTTTTTCTCCAGAGTAAGGTCATATACAAACCCATCGTAATGCTGAATCTCTTTATGGAACACTGTCGCCGTGACGGAATAGCATTCACGGATTGAATAACAATCGTAGTTTGAAGTTATGATACTTCCGTTGCTTTTGTGCGACACTCCAGCCTTGTTCACTGAAAAGGACGGACGATTCCCGGATTTCAGAATAAGCTCAGACAAATCCCCTGCCATACGTTCAGATACGGTAAAATAGAGGATTTCATCCTTGTCTGACTTAAACTCTGTTCCATGATTACCTACAAAAGATTTGCATGGTCGCCTGTATCCATCACAAAGCATAAAGGCATTAAGAAATATTCTGATCTGTCTGACAGATGCATTCTTTATCGCAGACGGTATAAATTTATGGGAACACTTGCCGAATATTTTCAGATAATTCCTTATTGGAGTACTATAAAATGCAACTTTTTGCTTGTCTAAATGTGGCTCAAATCCGATACGCTTCACGCAGTTTACAATTCTGTCCCGTGCAGGCTCACCTTCTTGTTGGGAGATAACAACCCCGGCGTTTCCCATTGTACTCCCGCCTGAAAGCCAATACCCCATAAACTCACAAAACAGGTCAAATGGTATTCTGATGTCGTCTATCTCATAAAATGCAACATCTTCCGACTCATATTCGCATCCTCTATAAAAAGCCCCTTTCCCCTTTGTGTACTCTTTAGCTTGGCAGTTCTTTATCCTGCCATCATTCTTGTTTAAATAAACCATATTATGTTCCGGTGTGACCAAACAGTCCAATGATTTATTGAAAAAGTGTATCATGTCACCATTATATCGGTAACACTGCCTATCCGTAAACTCTACCCACTCAGGTGTTCTGTTAGTAGGATTCAATGACAATATCAAATCATCATCAAATACATCTTTAAACAGTTTCCACCCTCTGTTTGTAAGCACTTCGCTGTCATCGGAATAACAATTCGGGTGCCAACCAACCCAAGTAAAATCCTTGGGATATTTCCCGGCAAGGGATTCGCATACAGTGCAAGGAAACTCTCTTCCGGAGCGTTTGATTTCATAACCTACCACAAAGTCCATTTGCTTCCAACGCTCATTTTCGGCGGTCCGGTAAGCCATATTGATTTCAGACCGAGCCAACCGGATAGAACGGTATTCACAATCTTTTAGATGTTCTGCACTTCCGTACTTCTCTTTGTAGTCTTTTTGGAGCGATGGAAAATCAAGGAGGTGTTTGGATATTTGCTTGCTTAGGGCAACGGCACTTGTTCCTTTCTGAATAGCACAGGAGATGGCGGCTTCCAGTTCCTCCTTGTAAACGGTGGACTGTTGCCAGAGTTTAGCCGATACATCAAACCCTCTGTCCCTGCGGTTCTGAAATGCTTTCAAAGCATCAGAATTGGTTTGATAGAGAACTTTGTACTTTTCTTTATCAATAGTGGCGGTATAGGCTTTCAGAACCTTGTCAGCCATCAAATCTTGTACCTCATTGCTATTCTTCCACTCATCAGAAGTACCACGATAGATAACAGACCGAATATCATCTACGAACTGAGCTTGAATGTCCGCAATAGACTTCTTGGTTTGCGGATAGTCAGAAAACTTGAAGACAGTACCAATGTCGGCATCATATTCAGTATTCAATGCAATCTTTGCGGCTTCCAGATTAAGAGTATCGTATATCTGCTCAACAAGGGCAACATATCTGTTTAGCCGGCTGTTGAGTTCCTGATATTTCTTTTTCTGATTCGGGATCTTAGGCTTTGACATATTGGTCTGTTTTTAATCTGTTTTCTGAGATAGTCAAAAAAATACGGGGATAAGACAAAAAAGGTTGTTCTATTTTTAAGATTGGCTCATTTTTGTCTTGAACTTGTCACATACGTCACGATTAAGAAAGCGACTGGAAGTAAAAAACGGGCAACGGCACATGAAGAACTCACCTTTCAAGTTCTTCTCGTGCCGGTCATATGAATGTGCACAATCCCTGCAACGGTATGAGGACATGTTGGAAGGTGTCGTCTTTTTTGCCATGATGTTTATTCCTCAATCCTGTCAGGGGCGGGCATCTCCAGCAGTCTGATAGCCTTGATCGTTTTTCTACCTTCTAAAATAGCCTTGCATAATCTATGGTACCCATCTGCTATTTGTCCTACTTCATCCAATATAATAGGGTAGTCTAAAGAACAATCACGAACACGTTTGCATTGAAAGATGAAGCTATGAAGCTGGCTGCACTCAAATGGCTCAACAGTCAGGTCTATATTCCACAGTGGCATATCACGTACTGGGTATTCCTTTGCTTTCGCAAAATCATAAAGTGTCCGGGCTTTCCAGATCTTGTTCCCACGGAGATATTCGCTTTCAGCGAAAGTCATATTATCTATTGGTACTTTCATGTTATTTACTTATTTAGCAAGGTGCGCCAACGTTACAGACATCCAACGCACCCGTTACATTTTCTACACGTGGCAGATAGTCTATTGAACAATCTCCCAATCATCGGCAAACACATCGCTAATAGACGGAACCCATGAATCAGCACGCCCAGTGTTCTCGTTGTAGATAAGACACTGGCTTGTATAGTCAATAAATCCCTTACCTTTCAGAATAAGGTCTTTTGCCGATTGCGGAAGAGATTGCATCTTTGGAATAATGTCGCTATCTATATGAGCTGGAACCTGTTTGAATACCATTAATCCTTTCCCGTTCCATCCACTTCTACGAATTGGATAACCTGCTTTGAGAGCCATAATAGCCATGCCAAAATTCATCTTTCGTACTTTTGCGCCATCAGATCCTTGCATACGCTGTATGCGAGTATCAAGAAGCCGAATATAGTCGAACATAGTATAGCACTGCATTTCCAGTAAACACTTGTTGTATATATCATTAACGACTTCATCCATTTTCCCTGAATCTATGAAAATGGCCAACTTTACATATCTTCCATTGAGTTCTTCGGCTTCTATCTGCATACGGTCAACTGGTGTTTCGGCAATATTATACGCCTTTTCAAACGTATCTTTAGGACTCCAGCTTTCATATCCATCTTCATAACGGACATGATAACCCTCATCATCAAAATTTTCCGTTGACGGTTTTTCTCTAAGAAGATGTTTTCCCCACGCATCACCTCTTGTCATAGGTTCTGCTTCAATCTGTTTTGTTCCAATATACTTTTTCATATATCTGTAGTAATTTAATTATTCTCCAGGAGTATATGTACCGGTAATAGAGGCAGTGCTGTCATCGGTCAGAGTCGCTGTGCCGGTAATGACTGTACCTTTGATAGTCAAAGCTATTGATTTGATTTTTGCACCGGCATCGCCTTTATCTCCTTTGGGCCCAGTTTGTCCCTGTTCACCTTTATCACCTTTGGCGCCAACTACACCTGTATCTCCTTTCTGCCCTTTGAGGTTCTTAAAAGCGAAATTCAGCTTGCCTTCTTTCATTGTTACATCCACAGAAGGTGTACCTACATTTGCATCAACGCTGGCGGTTGCCCAGGTTACGGATGTAGATACTAATTGAAAAGTGCGCCAATATTCCAGTTGAAAATTGCGCCACCATAGGATAAGTATAATGACCTTTGTATAATCCAAATGCAAAGG